CTTAGAGATAAGGCAATGACTGTCTCTATTCTGGATGAAATCCCTGGTGTAGGGCCTAAACGTAAAAAAGACATCATGCGCCATTTTGGCTCTTTTAAACGGCTAAAAGCTGCAAGTGTTGAAGTTTTAGCTTACTCATCTCCTTCAAAAGGAACTAGCTATTCAAACGAAGCTATTTTAGCAATCGAGCTAGGAGTAGATTCACAGAATTTATTAGCATGGAAAAGAGGAAGAACGCCACGATCTAAAAACTATAAGAAATTAAAAGTGATATATGAAAGTTTATGCAAAGAAGATAATGAAGATAAATTATTAATGCAATTTAAACAAACAGAAAATAATATATTAGAAGCACTTAATGATGTAAATGATAATTTAAAAGAATCACAAGAAACTCTTAGTGTAGCACGTAGAGATTTTATTTTTGCAAATTCTAACGTTAAAGCATGGGAAAATAAAAAGAAAAAGTTAGAAAGAAAACTAAAAGAAATAAGAAGAGAATGGGAGGAAAATAATGTATAAAAAGTCAATATTTAAAAATGCTAAAAGAGTAGATGTGATAGAAACCACAGAAGATAAAATAGAAAGCTACATAGAAGCATATAAAAGAGGAGAAATAGTTGACCTACCTCCACTAGAAGAGAACGAAGAAATAAAAGAAATCAGTATTACTGGCGGAACAGCTATTATTTACGTTGATGACGTGGGAGGAGAATATGGCAAGAAATAAATTAATAGATCTAAACAATCATTTGTTTGAAGCATTAGAAAGAATTAATGATGAAAACTTAAAAGGAGAAAGTTTACAAGAAGAAATAACTAGAGCTAAGACTATTACAACTATAGGGAATACGATTATAAATAATGCAGGCTTAGCATTAGAAGCAGAGAAATATAAAAATGACTTTGGTAAAGGAGTTTCCTTGCCATTAATGATTGAAAATGCGAAATAGTGGAAGTTTTAAAAAAGGACATATTCCCTGGAATAAAGGCGTAACTGGGTACATGGGAGCTAACAGAACAAGCTTTAAAAAAGGACATACACCAGCACGTTTTAGAGAATTGTATTCTGAAAGAACAAGTGTAGATGGAATAGTTGAAATAAAAGTAGAAAGAAATAAATGGATATCCAAACATAGATATGTATGGGAACAACATCATAATAGAAAAGTCCCGAAAGGTAAGGTGGTGATATTTCTAGATGGTAATAAAACTAATTTTGAGATAGATAATTTAAAACTAATATCTAGAGGTGCATTATTAATCTTAAATAGAAAATATAGACACATACTAAAAGATAAAGAATTAATGAGATCATGTGTTGATTTAAGCGAATTAATATACGCAATAGGTAAGAGAAAGAAAACAGAAGAGGATGAAAACTAATGTAGATAAGCTAATGAGAGAGAAAGAAATAACTAACAAGGAGTTAGCAACATTAACAGGATTACATGTTAAAACAATACGTGAAGTACGTAAGGGATTAACAGCAACAAGATATAGTACATTAAGAAAAATATATAAAGTATTAAAGGAGATTTAAAACAATGATTAAAAGAGTAATAAAAATTGAAACAACAAAAGAAATGGTAGCAAATGATATTAATGAATTAATTACAGGAAGTGACATAGATCAAGAGCCATTAGGGGATAATGAATATGTAGTAGATGTTCAAGTTTTAAATGTAAATGAAACAATAATAGCATTAGTTAAGATAGGAGAGAAATAATGGATATTAAAGAATTAGGGCTTGAGGTAAAAGAAAGCCGAATAGAAGGAATATTAAGAGAAATAAAAGAAGAGATAGCAAAAAAAGATATAAGATTTATAAAATTATCAGATATTCACGGAAGAGACATTTATATCAATACTAATGAGATTATATCGATTCAAGAAGATAGTGAAGATATAGATAAAGGAACGATAACAAATATTACGGCAAGATGGGGGATGTTATTAGTATTAGCAACACCTGAAGAAGTAATAGATGCTATTAAAAAAGCAGCAGTATAGAGTAGAAAAAGGAGAAAATAGATGAAGAAGATAATATTTACAATAACGACAATTTTAATGATTTTAGTGTTTGGAGGATATGCATCAGCAAATGAAATTAAGGTAGAAAATCCTGAAGTTAAAGTTACTGCCGGACCAGATAGGTTCAGACCTGTAACGGTTGAATATAAGACCAAATTTGATGATAATCTTAAAATCAATTCCGGAGACAAAGTTACATTCAATTTACCTCAAGAGTTAAACCTACAAACAAGTTATAACTTTGACGTTAAGGGAACTGAAGGTAATGTTGTAGGTAAAGCAACTGCTAGTGTTGAAACTAATAATGTTACAACTGTATTTAATGACTACTTTACTAAACGTCCATTAAATAAATCTATGCAGTTATCATTAATGACTATCTGGAATAAGGAAAAAGTTAGTGGAACTGAAACTAGAACTTACGACTTAAATTTCAATGGAACAGTTGTTAAAACTGAACTAGGTAAAGATGTAGGACCAGACCCTCAGGAAATAGTAACTAAATGGGGTACTCAAAAAGGTAATATCATTTCTTGGGCAGGACGTGTCAACTATAAGAAAGCTAATTTAACTAATGTCGTAATCACTGACACTTGGGATAATAACCAAGAGTACGTTGAAGGAAGCTTAAAAGCTAGATTAGTGTCTTCTATTGATCCATGGACTGAAATATCTGATATCCCTAAAGAAAACATTGAATTCAAATCAAACGGTTTCGTTATTAAATTACCAACTTTAAATGATATCGTATCTTTAGAATATGATCTAAAAGTTAAAGATTTATCTAAAAATCCAACTAACAACTTAAGAATTCAAGCTGATAATAACGTGGATTGGAATAAAGACATAGAAGTACAAATAGCAAAAGGAGACGGAAGTGTTGAGGGGGAGAATAAACCTGAACCAACTTTTGATATACCAAATGATGCACCGGTGGTTGATAAACCTGAATTAAATTTAAATGATGTTCCAATGATGCCACCAGCTCCAATTTTAGAAAAGCCATATCTTGATTTAAAAGATATTCCTATGTTACCACCGGCTCCAGTTGTTGAAATTCCTGAATTACCATTAGAGGATATTCCAATGATGCCACCATCTCCAGTATTAGAATTACCTGAGCTTGAGATTCCGGAAACTCCAACTAAAGTAGAGCAACCAAAAATAACAAAAGTTGATAAAAAGACTAAAGTTGAAAAGAAAGTTAAAAAATTAGCAAACACAGGGTTAAAAAATGATGATTTAACATTATTAGTAGTATTAATGATGGCAGCAGCATTAGTAATAAACCGTGAGAAATTAAGTTAAAAAATGTAAAAGAGGTATTGTACTAATGAAATATAAAGTAATAGATTATGTTTCTAATGTAGAGGAAGTAGAGTTCGGAACATGTGAATTGTGTTTTCATACAGGATATGCAGAGCAAGGACACTTGGTTATTGAAGATGAATTAGGTAAGAAAGAAAACATACCCTTATATGAATGGGATTGGGGAGATTGTTATGAGATTTACATAGACAATGTTATAGATTTTTCACATTGGTTGTCACAAAGAGACGAGCCACCACTAGAAGAAATAGATAACCTTTTTTCATGGTTATCAAATTTAGTAAGTGATTACCATGAGGAAAAAAGAAAAAACAAATTAAAACATTACAAATTAAAAATTATATTTACAAATAGAGAAACGTTTGATGAATTGGTAGATGAAGAAACAATAAGAGACTTACTGGAACTTTACGAGTATACAAAAGATAAAGAATTCTTATTTGTAAGTTTTAAAATTAAAGGTATTGAAATCAATGTTAAGGATATAGATAAACTTTATTGTACAGAATGTTAAAAAGAAAGGTTGGAGAGAATGGGTAGAGTATATACAGTGGATGATGCAAAATTCTTTTTAGAGAATTATAAGAATATACAAATGGAATGTAATGATTTTCTTTTAAATGCTTATCAACCAGGAAATAAAAATGAAGTTAGCACCCAAAAAACTGGAAGGGAAAACGAAAGAAATATAATAAAAAAATTAGATAACAAGGTATATCAAGAGAATAAAAGAATAATTAAGTGTATAGATAAGTTCTTAAAATCACTTAGTCCTGAAAGTTATAGAATAATATACGCCAAGTATTTCACGAGAATGAAAAACTACGATATTGCTAACAAATATCATATGGATATTTCTACAGTTAAAAGGAAAGTAAGAAAGTCTGTTGAAGGATTGGTAAAACTTTTAAATAATTTTTAAAAAGTTGAGCCCAATGAGCCATTTTTATGTGATAAAATGGTAATGTGAGAAGTTTAACGGAGGAGTTAAGGTACGGTTGATATTTTTCTCTTTTAAAATTTTTAGTTAATACGAATTTCTTTTAATTGCTGGTTATAAAAAGAAATAAATGTGGAACACGCAATAAGTGTTATTGAATTCCTCCGTTAAAACTTACTTAATAAACAAATTAAAAGCACTTTGATCGGTGCTTTTTTATTTTGTATAAATATTAAAATACCCCCCTCCTCATAAAATTTAAAGGGGACTTATAAAATAGGGGGTAGGCAAGGAGAATAATGTGAGGCTTGACAAGACCGGTACCCACCGTACCGCATTCGATAAAAACAAACAGAGACTACTCAAAACACAAAACTGTTGTGGAATCTGTGGTAAACCTGTGGATAAGTCTATTAAATACCCCGACCCTTTAAGTCCTGTGATTGACCACATAATCCCCGTTGCTAAGGGCGGTCATCCATCAGATATAGATAACTTACAGTTAGCACACTTCTATTGCAACAGACAGAAGTCAGATAAGTTATTTAGTAAAGAAAAAGAGATTAAGGAAGATGTAATAGGTAACAGAAATTTACCAAAACTGTTAGATTGGATGAATTACAAGGAAAAATAACCAAAAATAACCAAAAAAAGGCGAAAAAACATAAAAAAAGCAAAAAAACAGCAAAAATAAGAAAAAAATGAACAAAAAGGCTGATTTATCAAGGTTTTTAAAAAATTTAAAAATTGAAACATTGATTTAAAAAGGTTTATGGGGGGTGAGACCCTCCCCACGGTTTCGGCTGACCTTCACGCCGTCACTGTACATTTTTTCTCGTGCGAAAATAACGATTAAAAGAAAGGAGTGATTTTATTGGAATATAAAGGAATAAATTACCTACGTAAAAAGCTTGCGTTGACTGATTGTAGAGTAGATTTAAGATATAGACAGTATGCAATGAAATTTAATGATGAACAATTTGGAATAACCATACCACCTCAACTGAGAAATCAATATAGGTCGGTTTTGGGCTGGTGTACAAAGGCTGTTGATAGCCTTGCTGATAGATTGGTATTCCGTGAGTTTGAAAATGATGATTTTAAAGTTAATGACATATTCAAACAAAATAATCCGGATATATTTTTCGACAGTGTTATCCTATCCTCGCTTATAGCTTCTTGTAGCTTTGTGTATATTTCAAAAGTTGGGGAGGATACTCCTCGATTACAAGTAATTGAAGCTAGTAATGCTACAGGAATATTAGATCCTATAACAGGACTATTAACTGAAGGATACGCAATTCTAAAAAAAGATGAAAATGGTAAGGCACTGTTAGAAGCTTACTTCACAGATAAAGAAACTGTGATTAATGACAAGAGAACAGATCAATCAACAGTAATAACAAATACTGCTGGTATTCCGTTATTAGTGCCTGTTATTCATGCACCGGATAGTGTAAGACCTTTTGGTAGATCAAGAATAACAAGGTCAGGAATGTATTATCAAAAATTAGCTAAAAGGACGTTAGAAAGGGCGGATATTACAGCAGAGTTTTATTCATTCCCTCAGAAATATGTGTTAGGAATGGATGTTGATGCTGAGCCACTCGAAACATGGAAAGCGACTGTATCTAGTATGCTACAAATCACAGTTAATGAAAATGGAGATAAACCTGCAGTAGGACAATTCACTACTCCATCAATGTCACCATTTACCGAGCAACTAAGAACAGCTGCTGCATTATTTGCAGGAGAAACAGGACTTACTCTTGATGATTTAGGGTTCATATCTGATAACCCTTCTTCTGTAGAAGCAATTAAAGCAAGCCATGAGAATTTAAGACTAGCAGGTAGAAAAGCACAACGCTCTCTAGGTAGTGGGCTTTTAAACGTCGCTTACGTTGCTTGTTGCTTAAGAGATGATTTTAAATACAACAGAAGTCGATTTATTGACACTAAGCCAAAATGGGAACCTCTATTTGAAGCTGATGCTAATATGCTTACTTTAATCGGTGATGGTGTAATTAAGCTTAATCAAGCATTACCAGGATATATTAATTCTAATGTGATTAGAGATTTAACTGGTATTAAAGGTGATATGAATGCTACTCCGAAAATTGAGGAAGTAGAACAAAAAACTACTAACTCAGAGGATAAGAAAAATAATAGAGTAATTTCTACATATGAGATTACTTCACTTTTAAGTAACTATCAAAAAGGAGTACTTTCTAAAGAGAATGCTATTTTACTTCTTACATCTACGGGAATGAGTAAACAAGAAGCAGAGGTAATGTTAAATAAAACTGAAATCTTGGAGAAAGTAAATGAGTAACGATCTATTAGGACGTATTACTCAAACGTTCGAGAAACGCTTAAAAAATGTAAGTATTAAAGCTACCTCCTATGAGGATGTAAATGATTATGCAGTGGCTTTAGGAGAAATCCTAACCACTGCTTTTAATATTCATATTACTGAAAATCCTGGAGAGATTATTGAACAAATTCTTAATGATAGATTAAAAGAAAATCATAGATTAATAACCGATTTTGGTAAAATGGTTCAAGATATTTTGAATAAACAAGCTAAAATTGGTTTAGAAACACAAATCCCTCAAATAAATCAAAGTAGAATAGATGGATTAGTAAGCAGGTTAAAAGAAGATGATTTTGAACAGTCAAAATGGTTGTTAGGTTCTCCTATAGTCAACTTTAGTCAGTCTGTAGTAGATGATATGGTGAGAAAAAATGCTGAATTTCATTATAAATCAGGCATGAGTCCTAAAATCATTAGAAAAGAAACTGGTAAGTGTTGTAAATGGTGTAAAAATTTAGTAGGTACATATAGATATCCTGATGTACCTAAAGATGTATATAGACGAC